TGACAACCAACAACTCCTTTTTCGGGGTCTAATTTTAAGTAAACAAAATTATCACCGAATTTACAAGTATTTCTTGTCCACATCGGTAAGTTTGTACTAATATCTAATTTGTTATTAAACAAATCTGCTAATACAGATTTAATTCTTTTTGACTCTGAATAAATTTGTAATATATGACCATCTTTATCAGGGGTAGTTGATTCTTCACCATAGATATCTAATGCCGCTGAAATTTCAGGCGTATACTCCATGGACTCATAATCGTAATATGATGCCATCCTTGTTGGTTCATAATAAACTGCTTGTTGATATAAATTACTTTCAACTTTTTGCCATTGTTTACCAACGTACATTGTTTGTTGAGCTTGTAGTTTTTCTCTTTCAAACTCAGCTCTATCTGTGGTTTTTAAAAGTTCTTTTTTGTCAAACTTAAAGACGGGGGATTGTTGGTCCAAAGTTGCGTTAGGTCCGAAAACCTTACCTAACCTTTGCCATACCGTCATTTTATCTTGTGCCATAATTTCTTTTTACTTAAATAATAGTGTTAGTTGTGTTAAATTAAACTCTTCCACCACGGAATAACCATAAATACTTTTCATAATCACTTTTACTCACTTGTTGTCTACCATAATTCATAGTATTATAAATATCTACAGGTATCCCTGGATTAAAATTTTGTGAACTGTCTTTGAAATTAGTTGTTTCCGTTGTCCAAGAATCCAACATTGCCTTTGTATGTTCAGTCGCCTTTTCTAATTGTGCAAATGAAGTTTCACCAACATAAATAGCCATAGCAAACGCCATGATTAAGTCATCGTGTTGTCCTTTTTGGTGGTCAGGTCTACCATTCACATAGACAAAAGTATTAAGTTCGTTAAACAATCTTTGTGAACGTAATGCAAAATCGAAACGTAACGCCTCTTCAAATGCTTGGATAATTAAAACTCTTTTTGAGTTAAAGTTAATTCCGGGTATTTTGTCTTGAGCTTTAGGGTCCCATTTCCATTTGTCTGCAGGATTAACCCCATCAACATATAAGTGTTTGTACCCTAACTCTTGTAATTTTCTAGATGTAGAAACACCCATACCTCCGGTAATATCTATCACAATAAATGCACTATACATAGTTCCCCACTTATATGCAATTTCTGCTAATACATCTGGAGGTACTTTTCCAATATATTCTAATACTTGTTCTCTACCATCAAAATCAATTATAGATAAAGTACTAAAGTCTTCACTATCACCTCTCGAAACGTCAACACCCATAATATAACGATGACCCTGTACCGGTTCTTTCCATTGCCAAAGAGCACCACCCATAAATTTATTTTCAGGCTCTCTAATATGTGTCTCTTTAATTTTTTTCATTGTCTCGGCAGGAATAACACTATCCCCCGACCCTAAAAAGTTACATTCAAGCTCTTGTGATATTTTTCTTTTATCAAACTTTAACTTTTTAGCCATAGCCTCGAACCACGAACTATAAGGTTTATACCCTTCGTGTTCTACTTTCTTTTTAATATCTTCAAAATCTCTATCACTTACTTTGATTTCTGAATAATCTAATGTTATTTCTTCATCTTTATAGTCCCCACGATTTAACATGTAGTGGACAATATCATTACATTTAATGAGTTTTAAATCCTTTGAATAACGAGGGTCACGGAACCAATACATTTCTGTAATCTTAAAGTCATTCATTCCTTTAACCGCCTGACTATAGATTGAGTAGTAAATCGGGTCAAATCCGTTTGGTGTTGAAATTACTATCACCTTACCACCCGTAGATAGGGAAGCCATACAGGCAGACCAAAAGTCTTCATCCGCATTGATATATGCTGCCTCATCAAATATTAATATTGTTGGTGTATAACCACGTAAAGCATCCTTTGATGTTGCTACCGCCTTAACCTCGCACCCATTTGTTAATTTAAAGTGTCTTTGTGAATTTTTTTCATTAGAAAACGTAACACCTAACCAAGAAGGCCATTGGTCAACAAACGCACGGACCTTGTTTCCCATTTCCATGGCGGTGTCCATTTTGTTAGCAATAATTAGGATTTTTTCTGGTTTTGATTTTTTGGCAAATACCAATCTTTTTGATGCCCATGCAGATGTTACTGTTGATACGCCCGCTTGTCGATATTTTAGTGCAATATTTTCCTCACACGTATCGTAATCTTTCACTAACGTAATTTGGTCGTTAAATAACTCCAACGGTACGTATTTAGATTGGGTGTTATCGTAAGTTTGTAGATATGTTTTAAGAGCGTACGGAGTATCGTTTACACATTTAGCGTACTCTAATAATATTTGTTCTTTTGATAAAGACATTCATTATCTTTTTCTTTTATTCAACGAATTTAATAATTCACCTTTCGTTGTGTGTGGAGGTAAATGGTTTTGAATAATTTTCAAAATACTTTCCTCTAATTTTTTCACATCCTCATTATCTTCTACTTTTTTAGGTAGTCCTTTGTGTTTTGTTGATGCAAAATCTTCCAAATCTTTTTTAGACATTTCTTTAGCCATGTCTTTTACTTTTTTAGAAACTTTTGATTTTGGTGTGTCACCTTTTTTTACTGAAAGGGCTAACCCCATAATTTTTTGTTGTTGTTTAGAAACCGCCTTTTCTTGTAATCTAGCTTCTGCCGGCATACCATCAGGACCTTGTTTCTGAATTGGATCTTGGTCGTCCTCACCTTTGTTTACATCAGCAACATCTTCTTCTTCACCTTCAGTTTGAGTTTGAGTTATCACTGTTTTTCCTCCTTCATTAGAAACCGTAGTATCTCCAATCGCTTTTTTAGCTCCTGAAGGTAATTCAGTTACTTTAGACATAACAGTTTTTTCAACTGGCTTTGGTTGCTCTTCAACTTCACCTTTTGATTTTTTAACTTTTTCGTATAATACTTCAATTTGTTTTGAAGTTAAATTTTCGAGGGTAGTAATTGAAAACCCTTCGATTAAAAGTCCTGCTAATTTAGGATTCATATGTTTCATCTTGTACTAAATTTTTTTCCCATTTTAATACGATATCTTTTTCGTATAACTTATTTTCAACATCTTCAATACTTTCACCGTATTGAAAAACTAATCGTTTACCTTCAGCAGTTTCAGGTTTTTCCCACCCTAAAGCGATTACACCATCTACCGAATCATACATTCCAAAAAAATCAGAATTTTGTATTAATTCTAATTCTATTTCAGAATTTTTTAAAACACCGACCTTTTTTATAAAACCAACATCTGGTGGGGTTGGTTTACCATTTGCCGGTTCACTATCCCAATCTTCACCATAAACATCGTCAACATCAGAAAATATAAACTCGTATATATTGTCACCTCTAAAATTAGGTCCTAACTCGTTTATAAAAACTAAAATCATATAGTTCTACCGTTTGGTGTTACTTTTACTTGTTTTCCGTTAACATTAAAAACTAAATTGTCTTTGTTTGTTCTACCAACAAAGACAGTATTTTCATATCCTTCAAAAATTGTTAACGCTGTTCTTTTTTGTTTATCACTTACAGAAAATTCAACCAAATCTTTTTTCTGTTGTATTTTTTGTATTTTTTCTTGTAAGTAATTCATTTTATTTTTGTGTTCTAAAATAGGTTTCTCATCTACTTTGATATCAAAATACTTAGATAAAACTTTTTCAACTTTTGATTCTGCAAAAATAGAATCCATAACACTTTGGTATCCTTCTTTAGGTTCTCCACTTATTTCAGTTTCATCTCCCATTTCAGGTGCTGGCATACCCATATCATCAGTTCCATCATCAGTCGGCATTTCATCACCCATACCCATTCCGAAATCTTCGTCATCAGATAAATTTAAGTCACCTTCTCCTTCTGCTCCGTACTCATCATCAAAACCTTCAATTTTGTCAACGATTTCTTCTCTATCATCGTCGTCTAAGTTTTTCATATCAATAGCAGATAATATAGAATTAATCACATATTTAATATCTTGTGAATCCATCCCTTTATCTTTATCGAAAGTTCTGATTTTTTGACTTAATTTACCAGTCAATTTTTGAATCATTTTTAAACCTGATGGTCCAACTTCTTCATCTTCATCTTCAGTACCTATTTCATCTCCTTCAGGTGCCGGTGGAACTTCCCCCATATCACCCATTTCATCTCCTTCAGGTGCTGGTGGAACTTCTCCCATATCCTCACCTTCAGGTGCTGGTGGTACATCACCCATCATATCACCCTCAGCAGGTGGTGGTGGCATACCT